GTAGTTCAGTGGTAGAACGGCAGACTGTTAATCTGCTTGTCGTTGGTTCGAGTCCAGCCCGAGGAGCCATGTCGGAGCGTAGTTCAATCTGGTAGAATGCATGGTTTGGGTCCATGTGGTTACAGGTTCAAATCCTGTCGCTCCGACCACAAATAAATATGAAGTACAATGAACGTCAAATAATACAACATCTTGAAGATTATATTGATAGCACCTATTCTCAACATTATACAAAAGGTGATTTTCAAATTCAAGATTTGTTTGAGCATATAGATATTGCGGAAGAATTTTGTAGAGGTGCCGCAATCAAATATCTTATTCGTTTCGGTAGAAAAGAGGGTAAGAATGAAAAAGACCTTCTCAAGTGTTTGCACTATGTTATACTAATGTATCATTACTGTGGTTTTGATAAAAAATTAATCGAGGAAACAGATGTCTGAAGAACAAAGTAAAGAAGAACGATATGCGATAATGAGTGGTAAATGGCAGATTATCGTAGAAAATACAAACACTGGTAAAAAAGTTGCTATGCAACATCCATATCCTACTTTTGAAGAAGCGGAAGAAGAGGTTGGTAGAGTAAATCAACGATATCCAGAAAAAACAATAATGAATGGAGATGATGTTTTAATCACATGGAATAAGTTGAATATTTACAGAAGAAAAACTGAATATCCTTATGCCTGTGATTTTGATACATCATATTATGAAGAAATTACACCATAATTCAATTTTTTAAGTGTATAAATACATCTACAAGCATTTATATAATGAAGCAATTGATGACTATTTGAAATGGATTTCAAAACCAACGGAGTATATATGGGATTTTTGCAGAAGATCCTTTGTATATTGACCGCACTCGCAATTTATCCTGCAACAATCGTTATTCCAAAACAAGAAAACTTTGACAGGCAAATAATCTTTCCACATGAAAGACGAGTGTTTGAGATTAAACAGTATGAGTCATATGCAGAGAGAAAAAAACAAATTTCATGTTTGCAAAAAAACGTATATTTTGAGGCGGCAGTTGAATCAACTGCAGGTAAATTGGCGGTTGCACATGTGACCTATAATAGAGTTAAAAACAAATACTTTCCCGATAATTTTTGCGATGTAGTCTATCAAGGAAGACATCATCCATCTGGTCATCCTAAAAAGAACCAGTGCCAGTTTTCGTGGTATTGTGATGGAAAGCATGACACACCATATCCTGGTCCTACTTGGAAAAATACACAAGAATTAGCATCATGGTTTTATGACAATAAAGACACAATCAAAGATATAACTGATGGTGCTTTATATTATCATGCCGACTATATTCCTGATCCTAGATGGGCCGTATCAGAGAAAACACAAAAAACAGTACAGATAGATACACACATCTTCTACGCAAGAAAAGATTTTATGTTTTAATATAATGGAGCATTATGAAAAAAGGTGACGTGGATATTCCACAACATAAGCCTGGTAACATGGCTGAAAACTCCATGGGAGGAACAGAACTTCTGACCATGGAGTTATTCAAGAGACTTCCTGAAGAATACAAAGATTATTTTCAATTCATTGTTTCTCGTAAATATGAACTAGAAGATAAACCTCGTTTATACTGGCTTCATGATTTGGCATTAGATCCTGTTCATAGTTTTTTGACAGAACCTAATGGTATATCTTTATTTGAGAAGTTAGTGTTCGTCAGTCATTGGCAACAACAACAATTTAATACATTATTGAATATACCATACTCAAAAGGTGTTGTTATTAAAAATGCGATTGATCCGATTGAAAAGCACATAAAACTAGATCAAAAGGGAGAAGGAGATAACAAATTTCAATTGATGTATTGTTCTACACCTCAAAGAGGTTTAGATGTTTTATTACATGCTATGGATCTTTTGGATAGAACTGATTTTCATTTGCATGTGTATTCAAGTTTTGAAATTTATGGTTGGGGTGAAAAAGATGAAGCATTTAAATCTCTTTTTGAAAAATGTAAATCTGATGATAGAATAACATATTATGGTTCAGTTCCTTATGAAGAGTTGAGAGAAGCATGGAAAAAGATGCATATTTTGGCGTATCCATCAACGTGGCAAGAAACTTCATGTAGAGTAGCAATGGAAGCAATGTCTGCTCATTGTGCCGTTGTTACGTCTAATTGGGGTGCATTACCAGAGACATGCGGTGAATATGGTTACATGTATTCATTTGAAGAAAATAAATCTATTCATGCAGAAAAATTTGCTGATGCACTTGAAGATGTGATGGATGATTATTGGTCTGATGACACACAGAAAAATCTTGACAACGCACAAGAATATGCGTATAATCATTATAGTTGGTCAAAGCGTGTAGAGCAATGGACCAATTTTCTTGATAACCTAAAGTATGAGATTGAAAATGGCAAAATCGTTGAAGAAAAAACCAGGACGCCCGAAGATCAGTAAAGACGATCACAGACCAAAGAAAAAGCGTACTCGTAATATCACGGATGAACAACGTGAGGCATTACGGCAACGTATGGTCGAAATGCGTAAAAAACGCAAACCTGCCGAATATAAAAACATTCATCACACTGTTTTGTCTAAACCAGAGAACGACAAACTCTCTATGAAGAATGTCAAAGAGTGGATTAAAGAAGCCAAAGAAGATGCGGCGGCACATGCAAAGAATGCTCGTGGTCGTGGTATTACACCACAGATTCAGCAACGTGAAATGGCGATGTCTGAATCTAAAAAAGCATATGTGAGACAGATGGAGCATTATCTCAAGACTGGTGATTGGATTGCTCAGTTCATGGGTGCAAAAGAGAATGAACGTACTATATGGACTTGTACTGCAATGGCATACAATGCTGATGGTACTCCAAAGCGTACAGTTGGTGTTTGGTACCCTGACATTCGTAGAGAATGGACACGAGAAATGGAAAATGGCAACTTTGAGTTTGACAATGACCAAGAAGTGTCGTATGATGAGACTGTATCATTGACAGATACAAACTTCAGAAACAATGAGCATAAACTTGCCTTATGATATTAGTTGATTATAGCCAGATTGCTATTGCAAACATAATGCAATCAGCAAGACAAGGTGTGAATGAAGATATGGTACGCCATATGATTCTGAATACGTTACGTATGTATCGTAACAAGTTTTCAGATGAGTATGGCGAACTTGTATTATGTTGTGACAACTCAAATAACTGGCGTAAAGAGATATTTGAGCATTATAAAGCACCTAGAAAGGTGCAACGTGAAAAGTCTGATTTCGATTGGAATAACCTTTTTACGATACTAAATAATATTAGGCGTGAGTTACAAGAAACGTTTCCTTATAAGATGGTCTATATTGATCATGCTGAAGCAGATGATATTATTGCAACTCTCGTATTGAACCGTGAAGAAAAACTAAACGGTGTTGTATCTGAACAAGAACCTATATTGATATTGTCTAGTGACAAAGATTTTGTTCAACTGCAACGTTTTGAGAATGTGAAACAGTATTCACCACTCAAGAAGAAATTTCTAAACACAGACAATCCAGAGACTTTTTTGCGAGAACATATACTCAAAGGCGATTCTAGCGATGGCATTCCTAATTTTCTGTCTGCTGATGATACCTTTGTATCTGAAAAACGTCAAAAACCATTGTCGAAGAAAAAGTTGTCTGTATGGTGCGAACTTGATCCTGAGCATTTTTGTGAAGGTGAGATGTTACGCAACTATCAACGTAATGAAATGTTGATTGACCTAACTCGTGTGCCTGCAAATTTGCAAGAACAGATTATGTCAAGTTATCAAGAGCAACCAACTAATGGTCGCTCAAAACTCTTCAATTATTTCGTAAAACATAAACTCAAAAATCTTATGGAAAACATAAGTGAATTCTAGGAGCGTGTATGGCGTCAAGACTGACATCGACCATACTTAAACAAGCAAATGAAATAGAAGATGTAAATGAACGTGCAAATTGGTTACGTGAAAATGCAACTTATGCAGTTCGTGGTCTTCTAAATTTTAATTTTCATCCCACCGTAAAATTTCTCCTACCAGAAGGCGAACCTGATCTTGAAGGTTTGGCTATCAAAAGAGAAGCAGAAGATTACGTTCTTGGAACAGAATTTTCGCATCTAAATGCAGAGATGAAAAAAATGTATTTGTTCTATGAGGGTGGTCATCCACAGTTACAACAACAAAAAAGAGAATCCTTGTGGGTTAATCTCATTACAGGTCTTCATACTGAAGAACGAGATGATCTAACAAAAATGAAAGACAAAAAGTTGCAGGAAAAATATCCAAATATTACACAGGAGGTAGGGCATCTGGCTTTTCCCGATTTGGTATTGAAACCGGCACCCATCAAGGAGTTAGTTCGGGACAATAAAGGACGATTTGCTAAAAAAACTAAGACTAAGAAGAAAGAAGCAAAAAAATGAATGTGATAATGTTTTGTGCTGGCCTAAATCCGGAACTGCGACCTTTTACGGACTTCAAACCAAAATGTCTGTTGCCTATAAATAAAAAATCCATACTTTTTCACAATTTAGATTGGCTTGAAAAACAAAATTTTAAGAATGTAACACTAATTCAAAGTTTTTGTGCTCCACAAATGGAATTAGAGTTAAAAAAATACAAAGGTAGCGTAAATGTAAAGCCAATGACTGAAAAAGTTCTTCTTGGCACGGCAAAAGGCATACTTGATTATACTTTAGGCGTTGATGATGACGTAATTATCATGAATGGTGACAATATTTACGATTTTGACTTGCGTAAGATGTATGATTTTCATCAAAAAAGCCAAAATTCATGCACTTTGGGCATTCATGACGTAAAAAAAGGCGAAAAACACAAATCTGTGGTAAAATTGACCGAACACGGCATGATTGAGAACTATATTCCACGCCCAACCTTCAAATTTAAGGCTCCAACTGCCGTAAATGCAGGAATTTGCGTTTTAAATCCAAAATTTCGGCAAAAAATCAACTTGAGAAGAGATCATGACTTTTGGGTTCATACATTGAAAAGGAATTCTGAAGATATTTACCCATTTCGCATTAATGGTGTGACTTGTATCGACTCTGCAGATGAATATGTAAGAGTTAATAACACTTTTAGTTCAATTGACCACTTTTTTGTTGGTCATGAAAGGTATTAGTGCCAACTTATGTATATAATTGTAAAAATTGTGATAATTTTTTTGAAGAAAACGTTAAATATGAAAACAGAGATGTTCCGACTGAAGAATTATGCGAAAAATGCAGTATAGGTGAAATAATCAGAATACCTGTAATGCCTGGTTTTGCTTATGATAATGTTGGACCTAAAAAACCAGATCAGGGTTTTAATGATCGATTGAAAGATATTAAAAGATCTCATCGTGGAAGCAATATAAACATTTATGACTAATTTTATACATGAAAATCCTCTTGGTGACATTGAACTTAATACTGTAACCGAGAATGGTAAAAGATGTTACGTTACACCTACAGGTGAAAAATATCCTTCCGTAACGACCGTACTATCTAACTATAAAAAAGATGGTATAATAAAATGGCG